CCCAGACAATGTTCAACAAAACGGCAGCGACGATGATCCACGATGCTCTTCGCATGATGTTTTCTCCTTACGGTTTTACGTTTGCCAGTAGACTGGGAAGGTGTGAAAAAGCCAGATCGATTGCGGCCAAGATAAGTGCCGCGCCGACCGTCATGCCCAACCACTTGACGGTCTTCCGCGTACCCTCAACAACGACGATGCGCGTCTCATGATCATTCACCTTTTCGAGCACGTTGTCAAACTTGAGCACCAACGTATTATGACGGGCGACCGCCGTCTCTTCCATCGTTTCCAAGTGCTGTTGAAGATTCCACTTCACGCCATCGTCGTTCATCACACACCCGCCCTTTAATTTCGTTCGAGATACATGCTTGCAATGTTTAAGAAATACGCAGCGGGTCCACCGCCGGTATAGTTAATGAACCATGTCATACCCGTTGCCAAGATCGTGGCGGGAATCGGAATTAATCCCGACACGATGCCATTGATCCACACCTGGAAAAATGCTCCGCCGCCCGTCACATTGATGCTCAACGTGTAGGTCGTATCTTCCGCGAGCGTGATGCCCAGTTGTGAACCTAGTACTTGCGTCGTGCCATTACTGTACCACGGACGAATCGTTGTGTCGCCACCAGCTTTGTCAAATCGAAATCCAATACCCTTGCGAGCAGAATTATCGGCTTGGTCGGGCCACGGTGTACCAGGGGTATTTCCGAGCACGAACCAGAAGCTACAATCCGTTGCTTCTATCGGCGTGTTCGTCGCTGCACGGAATCGGAGAACTGTTTCGATGAACGGGTCAAACTCCAGTTGTGTGAACGCATGGGCAGTGCCACCCTGAATACGAAGTTGCTCGCCCGCACTGTCTTGAAATAAGTTGAAGAGCCTTATACCGTCGTCTTCAAAACCGCCATGAGTGCCAGTCGCAATCAAAATAGTAACAGAAGATGCGATGCCATCCTTAACGGGAAACGGCGTGGCTTCTCCCAATGAGCACTGATACGCGCCATATGCCCGCAATGGCGGCCGCGGTATGACGCCGCGGCCCTCTGGTCGCGGTTGAACATCGTCGCGGAACAGCGGAATAAAACCCGTCGCATCGACTTGACCAACAGCCGTGTCGAACGCGCTCGTGCCGATGCCACTGTTTCCACTGATGACGCTTCCGCCACCCAGCAGGGCTAACAACAAGTCTTCAAGATCGAATTTTACCGACGAGGCACTGACGTTGTAGCGCGGCATCAGCTGATCTGATTCGTCGTGAATCTGATCAATCGTCACGTCTTGAATCAAGAACTCGCCGACGCACGGCGGATCAGTCATGTCGACCGAAACGATCTGGCCAGACTTCATCTTTGGGTTGCGCGATGAGAACACAATCTTCTGAATCGGGAGCGCGAACAACTCGAGTTCTGCATATGCCCGCATGTAGAGCGCGAACTGGGTTCGCAGCGTAGTGTCGACCACCATGTATTCGTGGACGCCATCGGTGGGCAACCCGTTCGTATCGAGCTCGGCCTTTGCACGTTCCCGCTGTGACGGCAGATCGTCGGCTTGGAAGAAAATGTTGATCGGGATACCTTGTTCGAGCGCCACAGGCAACGGCGACTTCAAATTGATCGAGCCGCCACCTGTTGTGCCACTCAGCGAGCGATAAAGCAACCGATAGCCACCTGCGAGAAGTTCTCCGCCCTGTGGGTTGTAGATCGTCAGGTCTGGAACCTTGAGCACATTGTCGCCCGCAATTCCCTTTTCAGACAGCGATGAGCCCGCGCCTACGATGTAGACCCGATTGCGGATTTGCGACTGGTCAGTCGTCAGCTTGAAACTCGGATCATGGCACAGGTCCGGATCGTCATCCGTGATCTCGTCGGGTGGATCGTCGTCTTCCAAACTCGGCCCGTCAGCATTCGGCCACGTCGGAATTTCGGGATCAACGCCAGTATCTACCAGTGGCAAGCCCGCGCCCATGCCCGGACCCACGTTCGCGGTTGTCGTGGTGTTATCATTCAACAAGAACCACATCGACGTGCGCTCGGGCGACCAGTCGGGTTCTTGGAATTCGTTCAGCAAATAGTCCAAGTCGCCGAATCCGATGATCATGGCCAGGTCGTGATAGTTCGTCGGAATCGGCACGGTGTAGAGATACTGTGAGTCCGAGATTCCGATAATGCCCGCCCAGTCCTCGACGAGTGTGCCCGCATTTTTTGATGCTTGCAGTTCATTGACGACTTCGTTGAGACTTTTTTGCGTGACGGGTCCGTAACTCGCGAAAACTTTGCGCGCGACCACGTCGTTACCTTCAATCGTGGGCCCGACGGGAATGCCGGTCAGCAGTGCGCCAGTGGAGCCTTCAAGGTCCACGGTGCCCGATGACGGCGACGGGAATGATTCCGACCCGTCGCGATAAATATGCGAAACCTTGAATGCCCAGCGACCGCGTGTGATCGCCGCAACGGGATTCGCCACTGAGCCAAAGGGCGGAAATGGCGGAACATAAACCGTCGAGTTCAGTTCAACGCCAGGCGCCACAATTGGTCCGGGTGGCGGAATCGTGCGGTTGACGATCGGCAATACATTGTCAGCCAGTGCTGAAACATCAGGATCGCTGAACGCTGTACCGTCCCACGTAAAGCCGGTGGTCGTGTTGTTCGCGATCTCCGCGAAACGCTCCAACGGAAGAATGACGCCTTGTTCGACGAGGTAGAAATAAATCCGCCGGCTGGCAACCACGTGGGTGCCGATCGTCGTGCCCACGGGAACGTTCGTGAAAACAATTTTGCTCGTGCCCTGCAGCGCGACACAGTTCGAGAACGGGCCGAGCGCGGACTCCACGCCGTTGTCGAAGACGTTCGTTGACCGGAACATGTAATAGCCGAGCGTGTAGCTCACGCCGGGCGTAACAGTGCCTTCGGCCACAGTCATCGCGGTGATGGGCCCCGCGGTCTGCGGAATGATGATGTTCGTCGGCAATCGATGGAAGAAATGGATATCCTGATCGTAATCCACATACCAGTGGCCCGCGCCGATCGCCTGCGCCAGCAAATTCAAGCAGGTCGAAAAGTCCTTCGACCCGTCGAACGTCACTGATGCACGCGCCAGCTTCGTCTGCACGTGGTTCGTCGTGAACCCTGGCGCGAATTTGAGCGCAAGGTTCTTGACGATATTGCTGACGGAGACGTTTTTGTAAACGCCGAACGGCCGATACTTATTCAGCAGCCACGTGAAATCCGTCGCCCGCGTGCGCCAAACAATCTGGTCAGTCTGGTCCTCAAACTCCTGTGTAACACTCTGCACATTGCCGGCAAACAGCCGACGGTCGCCGTCTTGTTCGTCGAGAATCTCGATTTTCTCACCAACGAGCGGCACGTTACTTGTCCCGTCGATGCTAAACGTGGCGTCGTTAGGCGCGTTATTCAGCGTGTCGCGAATCGAGATACCCGGCATGCGACGAATATCTTCGCCGCGGGTCAGCAGGGTATACTGGAATCCGTTACGCAGTCGTGCGTGCTCTGTGGTGAGCACGAGCAACACAACATCGACGCGACCCACCGCATGATTCGGAGTTGTCGCGAAGATCGTCTGAGCGTCGATGACCGCCACGTCCGTTGCGTTCGACCCGCCGAATTGCACGATGTAAGTGGCCGTTGTGTCGAAGTTGTAGCCGTTGAGTATGACATCTGTACTACCTGCAATCGGGCCGAACGCCGGGTCCACTGAAACAATCGTCGGCGCGTAATACGTGAATCCGCCGATAAGTGTGGCAGTTGCTGTACCTTCTGTCACAGTGACATCGACCACGTCGACCTCTGTGACAGCGGGCGTCACAGCTGTGATCGTGTTCGCACTCACGACAACGACACTCGTTGCCTGCTCCGTGCCGAACATCACGATGGGTGGTGTAATTCCATCACTGTCGTAATGAAAATTCGCACCCGTGATCGTGACTGATGTGCCTCCGGTGAACAGCCCGCGTGAGGGCGTGATCACGTAAATCTGCGGCGTGCCGTCCCCGAACGTGCCGTGCCGCCGCGGATTTACGCGACTTGGAACTCGAAACGGATCAGACATTTAGTATCCGTTCGGCGCCGCCGCGGAGTACTGATGCACGGTCATCGAGCCCGTGGCCTCCGTCTGGGTGAAGAACATATCCAGCACGCCCGCAGTGGTGAAGTCCGCGTTGCCACCAACGGCTGGCGTAGTGTTCCACGGCAGTACAGCAGATAGCGAACCCTTGGGCGCAGTCGCGGGCGTGCCGAGAATGTCCTCACACGTCCACAATCCGTGACCGAAGAAGTTGCCCGCACTGCCGACCACGCGAACAGTCATGTCGATCACGAGTCGCCATTGACGCGTGGTATGCGCCGCGACGGTATCGAGCAGAATTGCCGCGCTGTCGAAGATCACCGAACCGCCG